GAACCTGTTTTGGATGAAATAAAGCAGGAAGTTGAACCTGTTTTGGATGAAATAAAGCAGGAAGTTGAACCTGTAAAACAGGAAGTTGTTTCGGATGAAACTATTGTAGATGTGATGCCTTCATATTCTGAAGTAGAAAGTGAAGAAGACAAAATAAAGAAGTATGAAGAATTTCTTACTAAATATAAAATTGATTTAGAAAGGGAAGCTGATACAGCCGATACTTCTTTCCATTTTGCGAGTAATGAAGTGCTTTTGGAATTGGCTAAAACTTACAGTGATATTCCATATAGCTATAATGTAAAGGTGGCTGATGTACTTTACAATGAACTAATACGGAGAAATTTAGTTAAAGAAGCCGAGAAGCTGAAAGAGTCATTGAATAAGAGTACATGGTATGTGAAACCTTGGATGAGATTCTAATATGCCAGATTTTCAGGTTTTTAGAAAAGAAACAATAGTTCCAGCATTTCTATCCTTATTGAAAAAGTATGAGGATAGAATACAAGCAGCATATTATGATGCTTTGATGAATATACAAGGTGAAATGAAAATAATTTATGATAAATATGCTATCGATGGTATACTAACTACTTCTGATTTAGCAAAATATAATAGATATGCTGCAATAGAGGAACAATTATTGGACATCTTGGAACCTGCTATAAAAAGAGGCTTGTATGCAATAAAAACAGCATTGCCAGAATTGTATAAACAGTCATTTTTTTATAATGAGTGGGCTTTAGATATGACTACTGGTATACATTTAGGTTTACTTATTCCTTCTGCTGCTCAAATAGCAAAATTATTTTCCATTGAAGAAATAAATAATAAATTTTATGCAGAATCATTAAAAGAATATACAATAGTATCTAGAAGGAAAATAAGAGAAGCATTGATGAATGGATTGGCTCAAGGTAAAACTTTTGAAGCTATGAGTAGAGATTTATCAAAAGCTATAGATATTTCAAATAGTAGAGCATTGAAAATAGTAAGAACAGAAGGGATGAATGCGCTTACTGCTGGTTCAGATTATACATACTATCAAGCATTAGATAATGGTGTTAAAGGATATATGGTATGGGACGCTGTTTTGGATTTAAGAACAAGACCCGACCATGCAGCTATGGATGGAAAGAAAAAGGATATGGAAACTGGACTTTATACATTACCGAATGGTGAAACTGCTCCATATCCACACTGGGAAGGATTAAGTCCAGAGCAGCGATGTAACTGTAGGTGTCTTGAAAACTTCTTTGTAGAAGGGCACGAACCAAAATACAGAAGAACTAAAGAGCAAGGAATTATTCCCTACATGACCTATAATGAGTGGTACAAAAAATATCATGGAGGAGGTGAATAATGGCTGTTAGTAAAAAGCGGAAATCCAATAAAATTAAAAAAGTAATGCATGAGTATAAAATGGGTACATTAAAATCCAGTTCTGGTAAGAAAGTTAAAAGCAGAAGACAGGCAATAGCAATAGCTCTGAGTGAAGCTAAAAGACTAAAATAACGGAGGTGTTAGGATGGCTTGTAAAGGTTCAAAAAAGAAATCTTCTAAAAAGACTTCTAAAAAGAAATAGAAGGAGGTCGTAAAATGGCTAGAAAACCTAAATTGGGTAGTGGCAAACGATTTGCTGCTATTGAAAAGAAAGCTAGAGAAGCTGGATATGAAAATCCAGCAGCAGTTGCAGCAAGTGTTGGTATTAAGAAGTAAGGTGTCAAGAAAATGACTAAATTGGCACAGGCTGCAAAAAAAAGAAAGAAAAAGGCGGGCAAATGAATAATAAAACTGCTACAGGAAGTTCACTTTCTTGTTATCTTAATTGGATTGCTACTGAATTGCAGAAAAAGGAGTTTGGAGAGGTGTCCATTAAATTTGTTGTTCGTGATGGAACTATAGTTGATGTAAGAAAGGAGTCGGTGGACACGGAACATTTTAGTAAAACTATACAATAGGAGGTACTTGACAAAATATAAAATGTGTGCTATATATGGTTAATGATATAAAGCTGGCTGGAAAAACCAGAGGCGGAGGATATTGAAAAATATCTTTCCGCCTTTTTTGTTAAAAGGAGGTTATTAACGTGGATAAAAATAGGCAAAGAAAACTTGAAGCTAGACAAAGAAGACTTGCAGCATTGCATGGTGTTCCTAGCGAAAAGGGTTCTAATGTCATTGAAAATGCAAATAAGGATTTGATTACTGTACCCGTTGTTGTACAGAATGAATCAAATACTTCAAAAACAAGAAAATCTAGAGGAAGACCAATGAAAAGAAGACTTCCAAAATCTGAGTAGGATTAAAATACTACAGGATTTTTGTGAAGGATACAAGGAGAAATAATATGAGTGATGAGACTATTACGTTTGAGCAGGTTAAATCTTTTCTGGAAGCGAACAGTGATGATGAAGCTGTTAAATCTTATCTGAAGGGACTGGTTCCTGAAGAACCAATAACTGCTGATAAGGTGAAACTGTATCTTGATACACCTGATGGGAAAGCACTGATTCAGCCTATGATGGATAAGCGTGTTACTGAAGCATTGGATACGTATAAACGGAAAACGTTTGATAATGAAGTTAATGCAAGGGTAGCTGCTGAACTGCTTAAAAGGAATCCTGAAGAGACACCTGAACAGAAACGTGTTAGGGAACTCGAAGAGAATATGAGGAAAATGAAAGAAGAGCAGGAAACTGAACGGCTTAAGAGTCAGATTAAAGATTTGGCTTTTAAGGAAGGTGTTGCTCTTGATTTCATTGATAATATCCCGTTCACAAGTGTAGAACAGGCCAATCTGTATATCCGTAATTTCAAAAACGAATTGGAAAATGCAAAAACTGCGAAAGTTAATGAACTTCTTGCAAGTGGTTATAAGCCTGGTGCAGGAAATGAGATAAAATCTTCCGGTAAGGTGGATTTGTCTAAACTTTCAGAGAAAGAAATGATTGAGATGGAGATGGCTGGTGAGCTTGATAAAGCTCTTGGTAATACATAATTAAATTTTTAAGGAGATAAATATGGGTCTAGAAAATTTTATACCGGCAATATGGAGTTCTAAACTTTTTGTTAGACTTCAGAAAGCTCTTGTGTTTGCTTCATTAGTTGATAGGCAATATGAGGGTGAAATTAGAAATGTAGGTGATTCTGTAAAAATCAATGAGATTGGTAAAATTTCAGTAAATGATTATACAAAATATGAAGCCATTACTTGGCAGAAACTAGATAGTGCACAGAAGATTCTAACTATTGACCAAGCAAAGAGTTTCTCTTTTACAATTGATGATATTGATACTGCACAGATGAATCCAAAAGTTATGAATGCTGCAATGTCTGAAGCTGCTTATGAAATTGCTGATGTAGTAGACCAGTATATTGCTTCATTCTATAAAGATGCTGGAATAACCAATACTGCAAATATGGGTTCTGTAACTTCTGCTGTTTCAGTATCTTCTGGGAATGTTATTAAAGTACTTTCTTTTGCATCAAGATATATGTCAGAAAATAACGTACCACAAGCTAATAGATTTATTGTTGTTCCGCCTTGGTTCCATCAGAAACTGCTTCTTGCTGAAATTGGTGGTGTTTCTGCTACTGCTGTACCTAAAGTATTTGATGATGGTGCAATGACTAGTGGTTATATTGGTGATGCTCTTGGATTCAGAGTCATTGTATCTAACAATGTTGCTAAAGCTGCAACTAGTGTTTCTGCTATTATGGCTTTCAATAATACTGCTATTGCTTATGCTGGACAGATTAGTAAGATTGAAGCAGTAAAACGTGAGAGTTATTTTGATCAGGGTGTGAAGGGATTATATTTGTATGGTGCTAAAGTTATTAGGCCAGAAGCACTTTGCACATTATACTTATCTGAAGGTAGCGACTAATCGGAGGTAAATTATGGGAACGAAAATAAATCCAGTAAGTGTAGCTTTAGCTGGAGCTAAAATTACTAAAACTGATACTGGCGGAAACACGGATTCTATTATAGTTGCTCCTACCACAGCACAGAGTT